GTAAGATTGTGGGAACATCAAGCAAACCAAAGACACGAAAACAGATATTCAAGTGGCTGCAAAACCCTCATTCTGATTCGGCGGAGTATAAGATGTGGGGCAACGGCGTGGCACTGCCCAATGTGGTCTATGTGCTGACGGGCATCGTGTACTATACACAAAATGAAGGGGTGTAAATCTACAAACTTTCTCCCTTGTATTTTGCACATATTACTTGCTATTTTGAGCCTTTAGAGTGATATATGTAGTACCGAAAATTAAAGGAGGTACTCACAATGAGAATTCATTACAATGTTCCTGGTAAAAAACGAAAGGAACTGGCACAGACCATAGCTAAATGGCTTGAGGCAGACTGCAGGTACAAGGGAGTTCCCACCTGCGCATACGAAGTGGACTACTTCACAATCGACAAGGAAGGCAACCTGCTGTTTGACGATATGGCAGACAGTGAGGTCATTGAAAGACTTCTGGAGCATCTTTACGATGAGGGGTTTGAAAGCGACATCTCAGAGTATGACAGCAAACAGCAGGAGCCTGTAATTTCCGAAGAAGAGCCGATGGAAGATTGCCCGCCGGATTACCTTACCCCCGCCGAAAACGAGCCACAGGGCGAAACAGTGGGGCTTACGGTGGCGATTCCCCTTGATAAGGTTGCGGTCGGTAACCTTACAAACCTTCTGGATGCCAAGGGCGGTCTTATTAAGAAGGCGCTTGGCATCCCGGCAACACCAATCGAAATCGGCGAGGACAGGATTTCCTTCCCTTGGTTCGAAGATGGATTGGATGCCGATGAGGTCAAGGCTTACAGCCACCTCATTGCTGCCCTTTGCGAAATGAGTAAAAATCAGAAACGCATCAGCGCCACGGAAAAAGCGGTGGACAACGAGAAATACGCATTCCGCTGTTTTCTCCTCCGCCTCGGCTTTATCGGAAACGAATACAAGACCGAGCGAAAAATCCTGCTCCGTAACCTTTCCGGCAGCAGTGCTTTCAAAGGAGGTGCCAAGCATGAGATTTCCGAATAAAGAAACAGTGGAGCGTGTACGCAAAGCCTACCCTGTAGGATGCCGTGTGGAACTGGTGCAGATGGAAGATGTGCAGGCACCACCCGTTGGTACAAAGGGTACGGTTCGAGGGGTGGATGATACCGCATCCATCATGGTCAGATGGGATACAGGCTCCGGCTTGAATGTGGTGTACGGTGTCGATATTTGTCGAAAACTGGATGCCGTGAAGATTACCTGCTACGGTCAGACAGAAGTTTGGGACAGCAGAAAAGAGGCTGCCGACTTCTACCTTAGAGCCATTGCGGGTTCCGAGGGCAGCGAGTGTGAACGCTACACCAAGATTTATACGGAACTGCTTATGGGCAAGGAGGTCTGCACCGATGAATAAAATCAAGGAACAGATACTCGCCATCCGAGCAACCGGACGAACCAATATGTTTGATGTGCCGATGGTACAGTATATTGCCAACGAGATGCATTTTTACGAATTGGTGGTGTATCTGGAGGAACACCGAAAGGAATACACCCACTTCATTCTGACAGGCGAAATGGAGGACTGACTATGTGGAAAGAAGGAACAATCGGCATTCCAAAGCCGGACGGCGGTTACAAAGCAGTCCACTACTGGATTAAGGTTTATGAGGAAGGCAGCCGATTCGGCATCAACGGCGGTAAAATCAGTAAGCTGATGCTGAAACTCGATGGCGAGATTATTGCCGACTACGACAGAGGTTGGGATGTAGAGCCTGCAACCAAAGAAGCAAACCTTGCCCTTTGCATTTTGCTGAACGAACACAATTAAAAAATCCTGTAAAGGCAGGACGGAGCCGTGAGGCTCTGTTCCTCGTATATGACGGTCGCACCGATTATGGTGGCGGCTATTTTTTATGCCATTTTTGAGGAGGTGACGGCATTTGCGAAAACTGAAAAACTACAAACCAACCCGCTTTATGGCGGAGGGCAGCTACTACGATAAGGATGCCGCCGACCATGCAGTATGCTTTATCGAAAAATTCTGCTGTCACACCAAAGGCACATGGGATGGAAAACCATTTGAACTGATTGACTGGCAGGAGCAGATTATCCGTGACATTTTCGGCATTTTGAAACCAAACGGATATAGGCAGTTCAACACTGCCTACATTGAAATACCCAAAAAACAGGGCAAGTCAGAACTGGCAGCGGCGGTGGCACTGTATCTGCTCTGTGCTGATTTTGAACCCGGTGCAGAAGTTTATGGCTGTGCTGCGGATAAAGACCAGGCACGAATCGTATTTGATGTGGCTTTGGAAATGGTACGGCGAAGTCCTTTGCTGAAGAATAAAATGACCATCCAGGCAAGCCAAAAGACCATGACCTACAATCCCACAGGCAGTAAGTACAAGGCCTTGTCGGCAGATGTGGCAAACAAGCATGGTTTCAATACCCACGGCGTCATTTTTGATGAGCTGCATACCCAACCGAACAGAAAACTGTTTGATGTTATGACCAAGGGTTCCGGCGATGCAAGAATGCAGCCGTTATATTTCCTAATCACCACTGCGGGAAATGATACACAGTCCATTTGCTACGAAATCCATCAGAAAGCAAAGGATATTATTGAGGGTCGTAAAGTTGACCCTACCTTCTACCCTGTGATTTACGGTGCAGAGGATGATGACGATTGGACTGACCCAGAAGTATGGAAGAAAGCAAATCCATCTCTTGGTGTGACGGTCGGTATCGATAAGGTGCAGCAAGCCTGTGAGCAGGCAAAGCAGAACCCAGGCGAAGAGAACGCTTTCCGTCAGTTAAGGTTGAATCAGTGGGTAAAGCAGGCTGTCCGTTGGATGCCGATGGCGGTGTGGGATGCCTGTGCATTTCCTACCGACAAATCCGAATTGGAAGGCCGTGTCTGTTACGGTGGACTTGACCTTTCAAGCACTATGGATATTACGGCATTCGTGTTGGTATTCCCACCGGAAGACGAGGATGATAAATATATCATTCTGCCGTATTTCTGGATACCGGAAGATAACATCGACCTGCGTGTCCGCCGTGACCATGTGCCGTATGACATTTGGGAACGACAGGACTTGCTTATGACTACCGAGGGCAATGTAGTCCATTACGGATACATCGAGAAATTCATCGAGTCCCTGGGTGAGAAATACAACATCCGTGAAATCGCCTATGACCGTTGGGGTGCTGTTCAAATGGTGCAGAACCTTGAGGGCATGGGATTCACGGTAGTGCCTTTCGGACAGGGCTATAAAGATATGTCCCCTCCGACCAAGGAACTGATGAAACTTGCGATGGAGAAAAAACTGGCTCACGGCGGGCATCCGGTTCTTAGGTGGATGATGGATAACATCTACATCAAGACTGACCCTGCCGGAAACATCAAAGCAGACAAAGCCAAATCCACAGAAAAGATTGACGGTGCCGTTGCAACGATTATGGCACTCGACCGTGCAATCCGCTGTGGCAACACCAACAGTGCTTCGGTTTACGATGACCGTGGCATTTTGTTTATTTAGGAAGGAGCGTGATTTGATATGGGTATTTTTACGGGAATGTTTAAGTCCAGAGATAAGCCCGAAAACAGAACGGCGGGCAGCACCTACACCTTTTACATGGGCGGTACGACGTCCGGCAAGGCAGTAACCGAGCGTTCTGCTATGCAGATGACGGCAGTGTATTCCTGTGTCCGTATCCTTGCAGAAGCAGTGGCAGGCTTGCCTTTGCATCTTTACAAATATAACGATGACGGCGGCAAGGAAAAAGCCATCGACCATCCGCTTTACCGACTGCTCCATGATGAGCCGAATCCGGAAATGAGTTCTTTCGTGTTCCGAGAGACACTCATGACCCATCTGCTCCTGTGGGGTAACGCCTACGCACAGGTTATCCGTAACGGCAAAAACGAGGTGGTGGCACTTTACCCTTTGATGCCAAACAAGATGAGTGTGGACAGGGATGAAAACGGACATCTCTATTACACCTATTACCGTGGCCCCGATGAAGCTATTAAAAATAAGGAATTTGCAGTAACCCTGCAGCCTTCCGATGTGCTTCATATCCCCGGTCTTGGGTTTGATGGTCTTGTAGGCTACAGTCCCATTGCTATGGCAAAGAACGCCATCGGCATGGCGATTGCCTGCGAGGAATACGGTGCCAAGTTCTTTGCTAACGGTGCAACACCGGGTGGTGTATTGGAACACCCAAGCACCATCAAAGACTCGCAGAGGGTCAGAGAAAGCTGGCAGGCTGCCTTTGGCGGCAGTTCCAACTCCAATAAAGTGGCTGTCCTCGAAGAAGGAATGAAGTACACACCGATTTCCATTTCTCCGGAGCAGGCACAGTTCCTTGAAACAAGGAAGTTCCAAATTAATGAAATTGCTCGAATTTTCAGAGTTCCTCCCCATATGGTGGGGGACCTTGAGAAGTCGAGCTTTTCTAATATAGAGCAGCAATCCCTTGAGTTTGTGAAGTACACCCTTGACCCGTGGGTTATCCGTTGGGAGCAGTCCATTCAGAGGGCGCTTTTATCTCTCACGGAAAAGAAGGATTATTTCGTGAAATTCAACCTTGAGGGTCTGCTCCGTGGCGATTACCAAAGCCGTATGAACGGCTACGCCATTGGTCGCCAGAACGGTTGGATGTCTGCAAATGACATCCGTGAACTGGAAAACCTCGACCGTATCCCTGCGGAAGAAGGTGGCGACCTTTACCTTATCAACGGCAATATGCTCCCTCTGAAAGATGCGGGTGCTTTTGCAAATACAACCGACAATGACGGAAAGGAGGAAAATTCCGATGAAGAAGTTCTGGAAGTGGAAGAACCAGGCACAGACGGAAACGATGCCGGAGGCGAGGACACTGTTTCTGAACGGAACAATCGCAGAAGAAAGCTGGTTTGACGATGACGTCACTCCACAGCTTTTCAAGGATGAACTGATGGCAGGCTCCGGCGATATTACCGTGTGGATTAACAGTCCCGGCGGCGACTGCGTGGCGGCTGCCCAGATCTACAATATGCTGATGGATTACAAGGGCAATGTCACGGTCAAAATTGACGGCATTGCAGCCTCCGCAGCATCCGTGATTGCAATGGCAGGAACGAAAGTGCTGATGTCCCCTGTGTCCATGATGATGATTCACAATCCTATGACGGTTGCATTCGGTGATTCTGCGGAAATGCAGAAAGCCATCGATATGCTCTCAAGCGTTAAGGATTCCATCATCAATGCCTATGAGATTAAGACAGGCTTGTCCCGTACAAAGCTGTCCCACCTTATGGATGCGGAAACATGGATGGACGCAAACAAGGCCGTGGAACTTGGCTTTGCTGATGAAATCATGCAAAGAACTGCCACGGACGAAGTGGATGTGCCACAGGTATCCATGCTTTATTCCAAAGCAAATGTGGTCAATTCACTGATGGATAAGGTTGCCGCCAAGTGTGCAATCAAATCCGAACCAACCCGAAAAACCAAAGCCGATGACCTTATGGACAGGCTAAATCTTATCAAAAATTGGAGGTAATTTATTATGACTATCAACGAACTGCGCGAAAAGCGTAACCAGGCTTGGGAGGCCGCAAAGGCATTTGTGGAAACCAAGCGCGACAAGGACGGTCTGCTTTCCGATGAGGATGCAAAGACCTATGCACAGATGGAGAAGAAGGTTCAGGACTTCGGTGCTGAAATTGAGCGTATGGAGGCTATGGCAGCTATGGATGCACAGCTTTCCAAACCTACCTCTGCTCCTATCACTGAAAAGCCTATGAACGGCAAGGCTATGGACGCTCAGAAGGCAAAGACTGGACGTGCTTCTGATGCCTACAAGGACGGTATGCTCAAGGCTCTCCGTACAAACTTCCGTAATGTGTCCAATGTTCTCCAGGAGGGCGTGGATGCTGACGGCGGTTACCTTGTACCCGAAGAGTATGACACTCGTTTGATTGAGGCATTGGAGGAAGAGAACATCTTCCGTAAGCTGGGCCACACCATCACTACAAGCGGTGAGCGTAAAATCAACATCGCTGCCACTAAGCCTGCGGCTGCGTGGATTGACGAGGGTGAGGAACTCACCTGGGGTGATGCAAAATTCGCCCAGATTAACCTGGATGCTCACAAACTCCATGTTGCCGTTAAGGTGACCGAGGAACTTCTGTATGACAACGCTTTCGGTCTTGAGAATTACATCATCCGTCAGTTCTCCAAGGCTCTTGCAAATGCAGAAGAGGACGCATTCCTCAACGGTACCGGTACTGGTCAGCCTTTGGGTCTGCTTGCTACCGATGGCGGTGCTGAAATTGGTGTGACTGCTGCATCTGCAACGGAAATCACTGCCGATGAAATCATCGACCTTGTGTACTCCCTCAAGCGTCCTTACCGTAAGAACGCCAAGTTTATCTGCAACGACCAGACTTTGGCAGCTATCCGTAAGCTGACTGACAAGAACGGCCGTTACCTCTGGCAGGATTCCGTACAGGCGGGAGAACCCGGCAGACTCTTGGGTTATGAGGTATACACTTCTCCTTATTTCCCTGTAATCACTGCGGGAATGCCTGCCATTGCTTTCGGTGACTACAGCTACTACAACATCGGTGACCGTGGTACCCGTTCTTTTGCGGAACTCAAGGAACTCTTCGCCGGAAACGGTATGGTCGGTTTTGTTGCCAAGGAGCGTGTGGACGGTAAGCTGGTACTTGCTGAAGCAGTAAAACTGCTCACTATGGCTACTGTCTAAGATGGGAGGTGGCAGTGATGAGCGAACTTCTTACGAAAGTTAAGGAGAATCTGATACTGGAGCATTCGGTGGATGATGGACTGATTGAAAGGTTCATCACTGCCGCCGTTTCCTATGCGGAAAGCTATCAGCACATCGAGGCAGGATATTATACGGAAAATGCGATGCCCGCAACCACGGAACAAGCCGTGATTATGTTGGCATCACATTTCTATGAGTCAAGGGACGGCTCTACGGGCGGATTCTTTGCCGACAATGTGCAGGCAGGTCAGCAGGTATGGAACACGGTCAACCTTCTGTTAAGGCTCGACCGAGATTGGAAGGTGTGACATGAGTTTCGGAAAAATGAACGGCTTTGCTGATATCGTCATTACAAAACGCATCAAGGACAGCGAGGGTTTCTCCACAACGGCGGATGAAATCCTCGCCTCTGTCCGTGTGTACAGAGAAGGACGCCACGGAAGTGAAAGATGGGCAAACCTCGCTGCATTCTCCGAGGCGACTGACCTGTTCCGCTTTCGCTGCATTCCCGGTCTTACCGTAACAACCGACCACATTTTGGTGTGTGAGGATGGCAGGTTTGAAATCACATCCGTGGAGGATGTAAAAGGGCGTGGAATGTATACGGAGGTGCTTGCGAAAAAGGTGGTGGCAACAAGTGGCTAAAGTGGATATCAAAATGCCGGAAGAGTTTTTGCAGCGTATCTCAAGGCTCGGTTCTGATTTTGACCCCGTTGCCGAAAAGGTACTGGAAGCCGGAGGCGAGATAGTTCTTGCCAAGGCACAGAGCAACCTGTCCTCTGTGGTGGGTAATGGTACAAAGTACGAATCCCGATCCACAGGAGAATTAGAGTCGGCGCTTGGTCTGTCCTCTGTGAAGATGGACAAAAACGGCAACCACAACATCAAGGTTGGCTTTGCAGAACCCCGCAGGGATGGTGTCAGCAATGCGAAACTGGCCAACATCATCGAATACGGCAAACACGGTCAGCCTGCCAAACCTTTTATGAAACCTGCAAAAACGGCATCCCGTGCTGCCTGTATCAGTGCCATGCAGGATAAATTTGAAGAGGAGGTCAGAAAGCTGTGAGTGTACTTTCAGATATCAATACGGCTCTGGAGCCTTTGGGCATTCCTTTGGAAACAGGAGTGTTCCATGACGAGGCGCCGGATAAATATATCGTGGTAGTGCCTATGGCAGACAGCTTTGAACTTCATGCAGACAACACTCCCAGATGTGATGTCCAGGAGGCACGAATTTCCCTGTATGCCAAAGGCAGTTATACCAAAGAGAAAAATACAATCATCCGTGCCTTGCTTGGTGCGGATTTTACCATAACTGACCGAAGATACATCGGTTATGAAACAGAAACAGGCTACTTCCATTACAACGTGGATGTGGCAAAACATTATGAAATGGAGGAATAATCAATGGCTACTATTGGTCTTGACAAACTGTATTATGCCAAAATCACCGAAGATGAAAACAGCAATGAAACCTATGATTCTCCGGTACAGTTGGCAAAGGCGATGACCGCCGACCTCTCCGTGGAGCTTGCGGAGGCAACCCTTTATGCCGATGACGGTGCATCGGAAATTGTAAAGGAATTCAAAAACGGTACACTTTCCCTTGGCGTGGATGATATCGGTGCTGCCGTGGCATCCGACCTTACCGGAGCAACCATCGATGCCAATGGCGTTGTGGTGTCCACAAGTGAAGATGGCGGTGACCCTGTTGCCGTAGGTTTCCGTGCGAAGAAATCCAACGGCAAGTACAAGTATTACTGGCTCTACCGTGTGAAATTCGGTATCCCTGCCACAAATCTTGCTACCAAGGGTGACAGCATTACTTTCTCTACTCCGACCATCGAGGGTACTATCTTACGCCGTAACAAAGTGGACGGTCAGAATAAGCATCCTTGGAAGGCAGAAGTGACTGAGGGCGATTCTGCTGTTGCAGCAGATATTATCACCAACTGGTATCAGGAAGTATATGAACCTTCCTATACTACGGAACAGGCTGAATAAGGAGGGTTTGACACATGGATAAAGAACGCACGGCAATTATCAATATTGGTGGTGACGAGTATACTTTGCTCCTTACTACCAAGGCAACAAAGGAAATCGCAGGACGCTACGGCGGTCTTGAGAACCTTGGCGATAAGCTGATGAAATCCGAAAACTTCGAGATGGCTATTGGTGAAATCGTATGGCTGATTACCTTGCTTGCCAATCAGTCCATCCTTGTCCACAATCTGAAGAACAAGGAAAACAAAAAGGATGTCCTTACAGAGGAGATGGTGGAACTTCTGACCACACCTTTGGATCTGGCTGATTACAAGTCTGCCATTACCGAGGCTTTGTATAAGGGCACCAAGCGAAATGTGGTCAGTGAGGCTGACTCAAAAAACGTGGCGGTCGAGTAAGTGACGAAGAGTTATTTACTCGACTTTTATATTACGGCATCGCCCACCTAAATCTGACGCAGGATGAGGTGTGGCTGATGCCGTTTGGTTTGCTCCTGGATTTGTGGGAGTGCCACAAACAGTATAACGGGCTTGCGAAGCCTGTAAGGGAATATTTCATTGATGACATTATTCCTGCCGGAATCTGATGAAGGAGGTGGTTTAAGTGGCAGATGATTTTGGCTTAAAAATCGGTCTTGAGGGCGAAAAAGAATTCAAGAAGGCATTGTCCGAAATCAATCAGTCCTTCAAGGTTCTTGGCTCGGAAATGAAAGTGGTGCAGTCACAATTCGATAAAAACGACAGTTCCGTGGAAGCACTCACGGCAAGAAACCAGGTGCTGAATAAGGAAATCGAGGCACAGAAGCAGAAAATCGAAACCCTTCGTTCTGCCCTTGCCAATGCCTCTGAGTCTTTCGGAGAAAACGACCGAAGGACTCAGCAGTGGCAGATTCAGCTTAACAATGCTACGGCGGCGCTCAACGATATGGAGCGTGAACTCGACCGCAACAATGCTGCACTTGATGATGCCGAGCGTGAAATGGATGATGTTGTTGACAGAGCCGACGATATGAGTGAGGAACTGGACGATGCAGGAGATTCCGCTGAAAAGAACAAGGGTAAATTTGAAAGCCTCGGTTCTGTTCTAAAAGGTGTTGGTGTGGCAATGGGAGCGGTGGTCACGGCTGCCGCTGCCGCCGCAGTTTCCCTTGGAAAAGCAGTGGTGGAATCCTACGCAGAATATGAGCAGTTGGTCGGCGGTGTCGATACGCTGTTTAAGGATTCCTCTGCTGCGTTGCAGGAATATGCAAACAACGCCTATAAGACGGCGGGTATGTCGGCAAACGACTATATGTCCACGGTCACATCTTTTTCTGCCTCCCTTATTTCTTCCCTTGGAGGAGATACCGAGGCGGCAGTAAAGTATGCGGATATGGCCATTACCGATATGGCGGATAATGCCAATAAGATGGGTACGGATATCGGACTCATCCAGAACGCATACCAGGGATTTGCCAAGCAGAACTATACGATGCTGGACAACTTGAAACTCGGCTACGGCGGCACCAAGACCGAAATGGAGCGTCTGCTTGCCGATGCACAGGCGATTTCCGGCATTGAGTATGACATCAGTTCTTATGCAGATGTGGTTTCTGCCATCCATGTGATTCAAGAGAGCATGGGTGTGGCGGGTGCAACGGCAGCAGAGGCGGAACACACCATTGAGGGTTCTTTGAACTCCATGAAGGCCGCCATCGATAACCTTATCGTAGGTTTCGGTAATGCTGATGCAGACATTGAAATGCTCTGCAACAATGTGGTGGATGCGTTCCAGGATGTGCTGACCAACATCACTCCCGTGATTGAAAACATCATAGCAGCACTGCCTACGGCTCTGAACGCCCTGCTTGCAACGGTGGGAGAACTTCTTCCGACACTTTTGGATACCGTGGTTGACCTGTTTTCGCAGGTGCTGAATACCATACTTACCATGCTGCCGGAACTTATCCCCGTGGTAATCGATGCACTGATGACCATCGTAAACACGCTGATTGAAAATCTGCCGTTGCTGATTGATGCGGCCATTCAGATAGTGATGTCTTTGGTGCAGGGAATCGGCGAGGCACTTCCTACGCTGATTCCCACAGCAGTACAGGCGGTCATTACCATTGTGCAGAGTCTGATTGACAGCCTGCCGATGATTTTGGA